CTGGGAAGTTCAGAACTCTAAGACGTCAGCTCCAGGAGAGTCTGGCGAGTATGACTTTATGTTTAAGGGAGACCTGATCGGAATTGATGACATTGGTGACCTGGTAGATACAGCGGAAATGATGGGGTATGTTGAGAGAACTGGTGCATGGTATATCCTACCAGATGGCAATAAGGTTCAGGGTAGGGATGCATTTGTAACGCATGTTCGTGATAACCCAGAGTTACAAGAAAGTATTAAGGCAAAACTAAATGGCTAGGTACGAGATATTTCAGGGAAAGTTTCCTTGTCACACCTGTAAAGAAATAGTTACAAGTATTAGGCTTTATCCAGAAACAAAAGAAATCACCTGGATGTGTGGACAAAAGCACGTATCCATGGTATCCTTGGGTGTTAAGAAAAAGAAACAGGACTATGAGCGAGAGATCAGAAACTAGTCGTCTAGGTGCCAAGGCTATTAAGAATAGCGGTCGTGGCACAAAGAAGGGTGACGCTACTTGGGAAAACTTTACTGTAGACTTTAAGGAATATCCTAAAGGGTTTACAGTAAACCAGGACAACTGGGCCAAGGCCACCACCGATGCCATGAAGAATAAGAATGACCCAGCAATTGTCGTAGTATTGGGAGAGACCAATAGGAAGACTAGGCTGGCCATAATTGAATTAGGTTTACTAGAACAACTAATAGAAGAAAGCAAAAAATAATGAAGACACTGTATTTAGATATTGAGACTACACCAATTAAAGCTTATGTTTGGGGTCTATGGGATCAGAACGTAAGCATAGACCAAATTATTGAGCCAACAACAATGCTTTGCTTTGGCGCAAGGTGGGGTGGCACAAAGAAAGTTATCTTTAAGTCTGTGCACCACGACGGATACAGGGTAATGCTAGAAGAGCTACACGCTCTAATGGAAGAGGCCGATGTTCTAGTTGGCTGGAACTCAGCGGCATTTGACCACAAGCACATCAATCGTGAATTCCTAGAGAATGGTTTCACTCCACCATCACCAGTCAAGGACCTTGACCTAATGAGTATTGTTAAGGCTAACTTTCAGTTCCCATCTAACAAGCTAGACTATGTTGCACAAAAGCTTGGCGTTGGTGCAAAGGTAAAGCACTCAGGATTCAAGCTATGGATTAACTGTATGGCAGGTGACCCAAAGGCCTGGGCAGAGATGAAGAAGTACCAGATCCAAGATGTAAACCTTCTGATTGATCTATATGATATCCTGCTACCATGGTTTGTTGGCAAGGCTAGTGTCACTAGCAAAGACAAGCAAAACATTGTAAACGGCGAGTTCGTGGTATAATAGTATGGTGGAACAAGAAGTAAAAGAAGAGAAGACAACATTAGAAATGGTAAATGGTCTTGCAGAGATCTCAGAATTTATGCAGGACGAAGAGCTTACGCAGGCATTAACTATGATTGCTAAGCTTATCGTAAGGCCAGACATTCCAATTCAGGTTGCTACTCTTGAAATTGTTCGCCTGCAAGCAATTGCAGCCAAAATGTCATTCAAGGCGACTTGGATGACAAATGTAGATAAGGGAGATAGAGCGAAGAAGAACATATACTATACAGCAGCAGAGTCCATCAAGGATCTTGTGGCAGCCCTAAAGTATATAACTCGCTAACACAACATGGCAAAAAATCTATTAAGCGAAGTAATGCTAAAGCATGAAGCAAAGAAGGCATCCTTTCTTGACACTGATCAGTTGATAGAAAAGATTAAGTCTGGCTATACTGTTAAGCGTGTTGCAAAACACCAACAGAAAAAGTCTTTTGCTCCAAGCACAATTGCATTTAGCCATGGGGAATGTCCAAGATACTGGTACCTAGCATTTGACGGCACCACCTTTGAAGACAACGCAGACGCATACGGTGGTGCAAACATGACCGCTGGCACTAAGTCTCACGAGCGTATTCAGGAAGCCATGGGAAACGTAGACGATTTCCTGGCTGACTCTGAGTTCAAGGTAATTAGCGAAGACCCGCCAATCTTTGGTTACGGTGACGTAATGCTTAATTGGGAGGGCAAAGAGCTACTTGGTGAGATTAAGACAATGCCAATGGAAGCATTTGAGTACCGCAAGGCTGCAGGTAAGCCAGCAAAGTATCACCTAATCCAACTACTTATTTATATGAAGATTCTGAATAAGACAGAAGCTGTCCTTATTTATGAAAACAAAAACAATCATGAGCTACTGATACTTCCAGTAGAAATCAATGACTATTATGTACGGTGGGTAAACCAGGCATTTGATTGGATGAGAACGGTCAGAAAGGCATGGGTCGATAGAACCCTGCCCGAGAAAAACTATAGATCTAATTCAAAGATTTGCAAGACATGTCCGATTAGGGCAACTTGTGATGAGGCTGGCAAGGGAGTCGTTAAGATCAATTCCTTGGAGCCTATAGATGAAAAACTGTCAATGGTGTAGCCTACCATTTACCACTAAGATATCTTACCAGATATACTGTTCTCCAGAATGTCGAGAAGAAGCGACTAAGGAGAAAATTGCAGAACGTTATGCAATAACAAGACGCTCTCGTAAACTGGGAAAGGTTAGGCTGTGTAAAGCTTGCCAGTCAAGACTCTCGGCATACAATGACGAGGTACTTTGTGAGAAATGTCTCGTTAACCCACAAGACGTATCTAGAGCTCTGCGAGAAATCAAGGGCATCATAAAGGGTAAAGATGAATAAGATCTGCTCTATTGATGCTAGTACTAACAGTATGGCCTTTGCCATCTTTCACGATGATCAATTAATTAAGTATGGAAAGATAAATTTCTCTGGGGATAATGCTTTTGAGAAGGTTGGCGACGCAGCTAGGAAAACACAGGCAATCTTTGAGATCTTTGATGTAGACTATATAGTTATTGAGCAGGTAGTATTCCTGAATAGCCCCAAGACCCTGCTGGACCTAACCCTGGTACAAGGATCAATAGTTGGTGCAGCAATTTCTTCGGGAATCAAAAGGGCTGTGTCTGTTCCACCAATTACGTGGCAAAACTATTTGGGAAACAAGGCTTTAACTAAGGAAGAAAAGTTTAAGCTGATGTCCGAGAACCCAGGCAAAAGCAAATCTTGGTACAAAAATAACGAGCGGTCCGTAAGAAAGAATAGGACTATAAAGCTTATTGAGATTAACTATGATAAAATCGTAACAGACAATGACGTTTCAGATGCGATTGGAATTGGTCATTATGCTGTAAATAATATAGATAAGTTGAAGGGGTTGACAGACTAAGACATGGCTGCTAAACTATATACATCAGAAGTTTGGTTAAAGAAAAGATACCACATAGACAAAAAGACTCCAGAGCAGATTGCAAAAGAGTGCGGAGCCAGTATTGAAACTATCTATGTTTACCTGGCAAAGTTTGGACTAAGAAAGTCGAGACGGTAGTCGATGATTAGTTTTATTACGATACTATCTACAAAAGCAAGACAGCGTAGGTGTGCCCATGAAGATGTCGTGACTGCATCATGCCCATATACTGGTAACACGTACGAGACTTGTAGCAAATGCAATAAAATAATTTCAATAACAAAGACAGAGGGATAGGGAGATCAGAATGGGAAGACGCAAGAGGGTACACGTAGAACCAAATAACCTAACAACAGTTCCATACATGGAAGTTAATGGGTTCTCCATTGAAGCTGGCGACATTATTAAAGTTAAAGGTGAGTACGGAACTAAGTTTAAGTTTGTAGGAATTACTACAAACGATCTAACTGGCTCACAGTGGGTAGACTGCTTTGAGATATTTAGGGGCAAGGCACAGCAGTTCCGTGCATTTAAGGAAGACCGTATCAAGCGTATTCCACAAAGAGGAAAGAGGGCCAAGCGTGTCGTTTGAAGACTTAACAGTAGAGCACCTTGATCAAGTAAACAGGGTAGTTGAAAAATATTTGGCTGGTACACCAGAGACCCAGATTTCTAAAGAGCTTGCACTACCAAGACAAAAGGTTGTATCATATATTAATGAGTGGCGAGCAATGGCATCCGACAATGCAGCTATTCGTGCAAGAGCTAAGGAAGCCCTTGTTGGAGCAGACACACACTACAGTAAGCTTATTCAAAAGGCATACGAAGTAATAGATGAAGCTACCACAGTAGCCAACCTGGGGGCAAAGACAGCAGGCATTAAGCTAGTAATGGATCTTGAGCGTACGAGGATTGATATGCTACAAAAGGCTGGCCTGCTAGAGAATAAAGAGATGGCTGAAGAGATGGTTGCAATTGAAGAGAGGCAGCAGGCCCTAATTGAAATCCTAAAGGACATCGCATCGGAGCACCCAGAGATTCGTGATGAAATTATGCGTAGGCTATCACGTGCTACAAAGCCTGGAGAAACAGTTACGATTGTGAGCGAGTAATGTTTGATGACTTTTTAGAAGCACTTCAGGATAGCCCATTTGCAGAAATACCCGTAGACGCTAAAACATTCGTAGAGGGTGAAGACTTTCTTGGCCAACCACCACTATCACAGGTGCAGTATGACATTGTAGAGGCCATGAGCCAGATCTATAAGCAAGAAGACCTAGAACAGATAATGGGTGCTGAAGAGGGGGCTAGGTACTACAAGAAGTATACAAAGAATGAGGTTATCCTGCAGCTTGGAAAGGGTAGCGGTAAAGACTTTACATCTACTGTAGCATGTAGCTATATAGTATATAAGCTACTGTGCCTCAAAGACCCAGCAAGATATTTTGGCAAGCCGTCTGGCGACGCCATCGATATCATTAACGTTGCTATTAACGCACAGCAGGCCAAGAACGTTTTCTTTAAAGGATTTAAAACTAAGATCGAGAAGTCACCATGGTTTGCTGGAAAATTCTACGCAAAAGCAGACAGCATTGAGTTTGATCATGCTATTACTGTTTACTCAGGTCACTCGGAGCGTGAGTCTCATGAGGGACTAAACCTTTTGCTTGCAGTCCTGGATGAGATTTCTGGATTTGCTACCGAGGTTGGTACTGGTAATGAGCAGGGCAAAACAGCAGATAATATCTATAAGGCGTTCCGTGCTTCTGTAGATTCTCGTTTCCCAGATCTTGGCAAGGTAGCACTTCTGTCATTCCCACGTTTCCCTGGCGACTTTATTTCTCAGCGGTATGACGATGTAGTCGCAGAGAAGGAAGTTGTTACCAAGCATCATAAGTTTATTATGAATCCTGACTTGCCAGAGGATGCTGCTGGCAATAGCCTAGAAATTAGCTGGGATGAAGATACCATAATCAACTATAAGTTTCCAGGCATGTTTGCCCTAAAGAGGCCAACATGGGTAGTGAACCCTACCCGTAAAGTAGACGACTTTAAGCTAGCATTCTATACAGACTTGGGAGATGCAATGCAGCGTTTTGCTTGCGTGCCCACCTTCGCATCCGATGCGTTCTTTAAGCAACGAGATAAGGTTCAGAATGCAATGAGCATTCGTAACCCACTGGATACCTTCAGGCGCTTTGAGGAGACATTCACTCCAGATCCAGAAAAGATTTATTATGTTCATGCTGACCTTGCTCAGCGACATGACAAGTGTGCTGTTGCTATTGCTCACGTAGATAAGTGGGTAAACATACAGGTGATCAAAGACTATGAGCAAGTTGCTCCAGTTGTCGTCGTAGATGCTGTTGCTTGGTGGGAGCCAAAGATTGAAGGCCCAGTAGACCTATCGGAAGTTAAGCAGTGGATTCAAAACCTACGCAGAATAGGCTTTAACATTGGCCTAGTATCCTTTGACCGCTGGCAGTCATTTGACATTCAGAATGAGCTAAAGGCTGTGGGCATGAGAACTGATACTGTTTCTGTAGCCAAGAAGCACTACGAAGATATGGCAATGCTTATATATGAAGAGCGTCTTGTAATGCCGACCATTGACCTGCTGTTTGAAGAGCTAACAGAGTTAAAGATTATGAAGGGTAACAAGGTTGACCACCCCAGGAAATCTTCTAAGGACCTTGCAGATGCTGTTTGTGGTGCCATCTACGGTGCCATCTCTCATACTCCAAGAAACATGAACCAGGAGATAGAGATACACACATTCAAGGATAGGCCAAAGACTCAGCAAGAGCTTGCGGA